ATCTGTGCTCACCTAAACGAAACTGTTCAACATCCAGAAAGCATCTACTACAGCGTGGAAAACAACACCATTGGTGAAGCAGCCTTGATCAGCATACAACAATATGGCGAAGAAAACATAAAAGGATATTTTTTAAGTGAATCAGGATCGGCCGGAAGAACCTATAGAAAAGGTTTTAACACCACACACAAGAGTAAAATATCAGCTTGTAGCAAGTTAAAAACCCTGATCGAAACTGGCCGAATGAAAATACGCAGCAGGTCCTTGATCAGCGAACTAAAAACATTTGTGGCAAGTGGTCTAAGCTATGCGGCCAAAATAGGCGAACATGACGACCTGGTCATGGCCACTATACTAAGCACACGAATGATGCAACAGTTACAGAGTTATCACCCCGAAATGGACAAACAGCTGAGAGATTTTGCTGACACCTATATACCACCAATGCCGTTCATAGCAACGATGCGCTAAATACTTGACCATGGCAAAAGAAACTACAGAAAAAAAACTCTACGATCTACTAGTAACCAGGGATTACGAAAACTTCCAGGCCCTAGATAGCCGCACTGGAAAAGTACCCACAAACCCCGAAAACGGTGCGCAGGACGTCAGTCTTGCTGACATGTTTGCATTTGATTGGAGTAGTAGCCGTGGTAAAAACTATGGCACCGCAGTCATACTCTTAACTCCCGAACACGAACTAGAACTGTACTTTGGTGACAACCTGGGCAAGACCATGGAAGATCCTGAAGACAAAAACGAATGGTTTGCTTTCATGGAGCAACTGAGACACTTTGCCACACGAACAAACTTCAACGGATTCAGACCCTTAAACATCAATCAGTTAAGACACAGCCTACAAGGCCAGGCCGCTATCAAGGAAGGCCTATTTGAAAGCTGGCAAGGTCGCAAGAACATGAGCTGGAGTGCTGGTCCCACAGAAGCTAGATTAATGATCAAGCACAAACGCAACCTAGATGAAACAGATGCTAGACATTTGTATATTGAAAATCTGTTTATCGAAACAGCCGAAGGTGAGCGTTACAAATTACCATTTACCAAACTAGTCGGTGGCCGTGCCATGCTTGAGCATGTGCGTCAAGGTGGTAGACCCTACGACATCCGTGGACAACACATTGTGGACATAGTAGAAGAACTCAATGTGCTTGGTCGCTTTGAAAGAAGTGTTGCCAGAGAAACTGTACTAGAAGGTGATACTGCCCAGTTAGTATCAGAAGCCGCTGTGTATCGCAAAAGCCTAAAAGAAAATCTTAAAAGGCTAGGCACTGGTCGTGGATACGCCACTTACTTTGAATCGTGGAACCCGGTAGAACTGACCGAACAGGATGTAGTAATTGAAAGTTTAAAACACATGTTTGTCAAACAGACATTGGACGCAAGGATTGAGCAGGCACTGCCCGTGTTAGCTCGTATACAACAACAAGGAAACGCTATGAAAGAAGCTAACATATTTGAAGCCTGGGCTGAACGCCTAGTCGAAGGAACCTGGAGCACTCCAGATACACCAGATGCCCAACAAAAATTACTGGAACTAATGAGTGCAGAATTACCAGTGGGTGCTGATGCTACCAACGCTACTGAGCAGTTGTATGATTTACTAGGCGATGATAAATTGTTTGACCTATTAGAGTCTTTGGCTCAACGAGATCCAAACGCTGACTGCCGTCAAATCATACTGGACCGCATGCAAGAACTTAGCGACCTTCCTGATGTGCGTGAGGTACTTGAACAGTTGAACATTGATGCTGATGCCACCATGAATCCTCCAGAAAGTATGCCAGCTGATTTAAGCGAGGGCGCCATGAAAGACATGCTGTGGAAAATGTGTGAATATATGGATCGGCAAGAGTTCATTGACTACTGCGTAGGCGAATGGGGATGGGATCCGGCTGAGATGGGCGAATTTTGGGATGGTATCAACGGTGAACAAGACATGGCCGAAGATGACGTAGACGATTTTTTAAATGCCGGCGGTAAAATCACTCAAGTTAAATCACAACGAGGCCCACGTCGTCCAGGATTAGGTTTGGCAAGCAAACACATTGGTGGCGGTGGCGATAGAATGAAACCCAGCCGCACAGGCCGTGGTGCCAATACACAAGGTAAACCGGTAGTTGCAGCGGAAGATGCAGTTCAATCCTTACGTCGTGCCGCTGGCCTAACTGAAGGTCGCATGCTGGATGAAGATAACTCAAAACTTGATCATATACTAGATCGTTTCAAATACGAAGTTCGCAGTTTTGAACAAGGTGGCGATTTAGACAACGATTTATATGAAGCCCTGTTTGACTACTATTACGACCTTGGTGAAATGCCTTACGGCACAGCCAAGGCACGTGATGGCGACCCGTATGAATGGGTAGCACAGAACCTAGAAAGCCATTTACGTGGTGGTGGTGTCATTGGTGGTGTTCCTGACGAAGACTACGGTCTTGAGCGCGAAAGTGTAGGCGACTATGCATCTGAAGAAATGCGTGCTCCACACAGCGTGGATGGTGGCATGGACAATGCAATCTTGTATGATGACTCCACTTGCAACATGAGTGAAGCTGGTGAAAACTGTCCAATACACGGACTTGATGAATGTTGGGCCGCCTCAACTGCACCTACTCCTGTAGCACCAATGGAAGAAAAATCACCATTGGCAGGCATATATGGTCATTCAGGCAAGATGCAAGAAGTTGGCAAGGACACCAGTTTCTTGGATCGCCTAAAAACGCTTTCTGGCATGGCAAAGTCATAAATACTCTTGCAATAAAATGTGGCGCATGCTATAATAACACATGCGCCCAACAGGCAACCCAAATAAAAAAAGTAATTTAACCAGTTTCGTAGCAAACACAATCAGTGATGTGTATAATAACACTGTAGGCAACCATTTAAGGCAACTTAAATCAATCATATTAAATCAACTCAGAAAGGCAACATAATATGGCATCCTTAGCAGAAATTAGGGCAAGACTAGCAGCATCAGAAAACAAACCAGGCAGTGGCGGATCCGGCGGCGGAGATGGATCAATTTATCCACACTGGAACATGGAAGAAGGTCAATCGGCCACACTACGCTTCCTACCAGACGGTAACACTAAAAACACATTCTTTTGGGCAGAACGGGCCATGATCCGATTGCCATTCAATGGTGTCAAAGGTGAGATGGAATCCAAACAAGTTTTTGTACAAGTACCTTGCGTGGAAATGTGGGGCGACACTTGCCCAGTGCTTACAGAAGTAAGAACCTGGTTCAAGGACAAGAGTCTTGAAGACATGGGTCGTAAGTATTGGAAGAAACGCAGTTACATTTTTCAAGGCTTTGTGCGTGAGAATCCCTTACACGATGACAAGACACCAGCCAACCCAATCCGTAGATTTATTATCGGACCTCAGATCTTTACCATCATCAAAGGTGCTTTAATGGATCCAGAATTGGAAGAGTTGCCAACAGACCTGTTGCGTGGCCTGGACTTCCGCGTCACCAAAGGCGCCAAAGGCGGTTTTGCTGACTATAACAGCAGCAAGTGGAGCAGGAAAGAAAGTGCTCTAACTGAAGTGGAACAGGCGGCTATCACTGAGCACGGCTTGTATGATCTAGGATCATTCTTGCCCAAGAAGCCAACTGACGTTGATCTCAAGATCATCAAAGAAATGTTTGAAGCCAGTGTCGATGGTCAGAGTTATGACACCGAGCGTTGGGGCAATTACTTCAGACCAGCAGGTGTAGCGGCTCCAGCAGGTGCAACACCAGCAGTGGAAACTGATGAAGATGCTCCAGCACCTGTAGCCAAACCAGCACCAGCGGTGATCAGTGAGTTTGATGACGAAGAACCAGCAGTAGCCACAGCACCAGTTGCGGCAAAAACATCCACAGACAAGGCCCAAGATATTTTGGCCATGATCCGTAGCCGTCAAAAAGCGTAAACAATGTTTTTGGAAGTAGATAGTATTATCTTCCCCGACTGCTGTGAGGTGATTCAAGTTGCCTCACAGC